GTACCTGCGCCTGGCAAGATGAACGTACCCATCGTGATGTTAACGTCCGGTGGGTAGCCGGTAAGGACAAGACTCCCTGTATCAGGCTCTACGTTGATAGCACCCGGGATGATCTCGACGTCTGGCGGGTACCCCGTTAAAACAAGATTCCCAGCGACGGGCATCACAATAACGTTTTCCGACACCACAATATCTGGTGGGTAGCCCGTAAGGATGAGGTGTCCTGCGCTGGGAGTAGCCGCTACATGATCACTTACTGCGACGTCCGGCGGATAGCCAGCCAGAGCAAGAGTGCTAGAGCCTGGTATCGCCATGACGTGGTCTGTGATATCAACGTCAGGGGGATATCCGGTGAGAGTAAGATGTCCCTCTTCGGGTTCCACCGGAGTAATCGGGGGTACAGGAGCCTTTGTCGCCCACCCTATTTGGTGGATGGTAACGGTACTATCGCCCCGGTATACCTCGATCTGGCTATTGGCCCCAACTCCCATGATTCCCCAGGGGTGGCGGGCGGAGTATGCCGTTAGGCTGTCCGTCGATCCTTTGGGCCGTAAGCCATAGGGTGCGGTGAAGGTGTTGGATGAGGTTATTTCATAGATGCCTACCCCTGCTTGTGGAGGCAAGGTGTCTGTTGTGTAACCTAGGGCATTAGTGCCAGCTTCTAAGCTAATGGCATGGAAGGCAACCCCACTGGTGATATACCCCGCCTCGTAAAAAACTGCAGAGGTGGAACTTCTAAGTCTTTGTACGATACCTCTGGAGCTACAACCGATGATGACGCAGCCATTACGGTGGTCCGTAGAACGGTTGTCGGTTGATCTCTCCATCCTAAGACCCCATGCAACAGCAATCGCTGTGCTCCGTGTATTGTAGATGCCGCCTATGGCTCCGGCGGGAAGAGCGGGAAGGTCTACCCAGCCAACAGTGCCAGATGGGTTTCGTACGATCTCGTTAGTGTGGAAAAACACACCTGTCGTAGTGTATCCAACGATAGCGTAGCTGTGGGACCCAAGGACCTGAAACAATCCGTTGCTATCTACTCCAGTCATAACGTACTGCATAGCATTGGGGTGGATACCCATTGCGGCATTGTTAGGGGCATCCGTTGACCCGTTTTTACGCCATCCAGCTATGACTGTTAACAATGACCCTATAACTCTCAGGATGACGCCCGTGGTGTCGTTAGGTAGTCCTGGGACGTAGGCGCTAAGGTCCACTGTCTGCCAAACACCGTCAGTGCCGATGGGTATCGGCTCTGGTGCGGGCAAGTAGTGGAAAGAAGGGGTGCCTCCCGCAGGAGCCTCAATCCACCCATTGCGATAGTAGGACATTGTGCCTGGATTTAAACACCTTATTTGCGCTGTGTTGTCGACTGGATTGCCGCCGACGACCGCCCAGTCATGGGTAGCTCCTCCTGTTACGGGGATTGCTCCCTCATATGGGCGGGTTTCGTGCGATCCTCTTGTCTGGATAGAGTCGTTTTTGTATAACTCATAGAATGCGCCGTATGCCCCTTGCGGGAGGGTGTCGGTGGACCAAGAGTTATCAGCGCCAGTCGCATCAATGCCGTTGACGTGAAAGGCAGCACCATCAGCGATATATCCCAATTCTGCCAAGGTTATAGCGTGGAGACCGCTGGTGCTGCGCACTACCTGCACCATACCAAAGCTATCGCACCCAACAGCGGCAAAGCCACTATAGTGAGAAGCCCGTTGGCGGTCGTCGGTAGATCCTACCATCCTCATACCCCAGATAGCGCCGCCATTGTTAGATACGATTTCATACAACCCGCCGACGGCTCCTACAGGGAGCGGACCAACATTCTGCCACCCCGCTACCGCAGCAGGAGAGCGGTTAATGGCATTGGTATACAGAGTAACACCCGTCGTTGTATATCCGATGATCGTAAAGACAACATTTGTGTTGCTCCTGCGCACCTGAAACAACCCGTTGCTATCTACTCCCACAATCATCCACCTGGTGCCAGACATGGAGGGACCATTGCGGTCATCGGTCGAGCCATTTTTACGGAAGCCATAGTAGGTGGAAGTAGTAGTACGTGCTGTCAGGATGATGCCAGTGGCATCCTGTGGCAGGTTTGTTATATACGTGTTGGCATCAACGGTGAGCCACGTATCAAGCGTGTTTGCCAGCGACAACGTAAGGGGTACGGGTAAGAAGTGAAAAGAGGCAGCCAACTTATAGTCCTTTAGCCCCTGGCATAGTGATCTCGCCTGGGGTCCTGGTTCCTACGTCGCCACCGGCAATCCTTCCCTGCTCTTCAGCGGCAGCCCTGGCAACCAGCTCAGCCTTGACCTCAGTAAGATGGGAAACTCTGGCGGTGGCCATTTCGATAACCGCTTGGGCCTCGGCAATCTGTTCATCAATGGTAACCTCGTAGTACAATCCGGCGGCAATGGCGCGAGCCTCAAATTCATCCCAAAGGACCGTCTCGTTTGCCTGAAAAACAGCATACTCTTCGGGGGTATAGGCCCGGCGAGACCCATCTCGGTTAAGGTAGAAAGCTGTGCCTCGTTGGGTGCAGCCATTCTCCCATTCGACGTCCATGGCGAGTTTGACCGCCAGTTGTTCGGGTGTTAGGTCATGCTGGGTCTTTTGTATCCACTTGCGCTCAAAGCTAAGCCCTTCGGCAATAACCATTTCGTTTAAACTTGTCATCTATGTGACCCTCTCAGATAGGATTTTCTTGACCTCATCGGCAGACTGATCTAGAGCAGGCTGTAGCCAAGGGCGCGGGAGCATCCTGGACGTACCCATCTCTAGTATTAGTCCGTAGTCGATATTGGTGCCCACGGAACCCTCCAGCCCCTCTTTATCCACCGAGTAGGATACGGACTGCATGAGTTGTCCAGTATCGGCATTGGGCGGTGATCCTGGGGGCGATGCCGCATGAGTTACGCTACCTCGGATGTAAAGACGTCCGCCGCCCGAGGGTGTGCGGATGAGGTCAACTGCCTTGTTCTGCACCGTCCGGCAGGCGTCGGTCATGCGAGCTTTCATCTCTTTGGTTAGAGTCTTTTCAAAATCCTTGACGAAGCTCTTAAAGACCACCTCAACGCCCACTGATAATCTCCTTAACCATCACGGTGATCTGTCTGTCAAGGGTCATAGGCGGATCCACCATCTCATAGGTCTTACCGCGATGGATGATGCGGTGTAGTCCAAGACGGAGATCTATCCCAGAGTTAAAGACAAAGCGACAGTCAATAATGCTGTTCTTTTGCTGATAGGCTAGGCGCATTCGGGCGTCTACCGGTATCCGTCGTGTCCAGTAGTCTCCGACAACCTTCCACTCCAGTATCTCTTCCCCTAGGGCGGTGCTATACCGGTATTCCTCTAGTACGCGGCACCTGTCCTTCAAGACGGCGGTGTTCATAGGAGTGGCCTCTGCCTAAGCGATGATAGTCCGGCCTTTACTCCCTGCGGTAGATCTATCTCGACACCGTATTCCACTTGTCCTATGCCCGTTATAGACTCAGAGGTAGCTCCGGTGAGATTGTTATACCAAGACGCCACGCACATCAGGACACCGCTAACCGCCTGAGGTATTTCGATATCCGGATCGCCTCCCGGGGCGACAAAGCCCGCGGTATAGGTGACGACGATATCATCCCCCCTAGCCCAGAATCTGGTCAGCGTACCAGAGGCGTATTTGATGCCGTAGCCGTCAGGGGAAATATCTTCCCCATTGACGGAGACCTTGGAGATAGACACCAGGGGATTGCGGTACAGGTACATGATGGAGCGCCCGTCCCCGATGTGATACTCGGTTACCTCACGCTGATACCAGAGAGTGGCGCAGTAGTCCTCCGTGCGGCGGGTGGCAGAGTTGATAAGAATCTCAATGGTCTTATCGTTGTCATCGCCGTCAACGCGGAGGTACCTCTTGGCTTTATCTAGGCTCACTATGGCGTAGGTGCTCAGCATCTTTTGTCTCCTCGGGTGATAGTAGCTTGGTATAGGTAGCCACCCCCTCGGCACACCAGCGGTGGGCAACTTCGGGCTTTACGTCCACGAGGTCCCCCGCCCTTAGTGGGCCTTTGGGGGTGGTAAAACTTATTTTGATACGCACTTGCATGGCGGCAAGATTAGAAAGAACCAGCAACAAAGGCGTCGGGGCGAGTTACGGCAAGAGCGCAGCGAAGCTCGCAGCGGACGGCTACCAGGTTCTTGGCAAAGAAGTCGCCATGGCTCTCACTTATAGCGATGGTCGCACCTTCGCGCTCAAAGAGAGTGGCTCCGCGCTGGAAGGCGCCGCACAGGAAGTTGCCCGGTGTCATCATGTCTGACTCAACGACCGGGATGCGCCATAGTCTGGCGACGCCGCCGTCGGGTACGGACACCCAGATATACTTGTCGGTGGTGTCCTTGAGTAGCTCGATTGCCGCCCAGTCCAGGGGATTAAGAACAAAGGCCTGAGTGGGGTAGCGGCTCTGGCGCACCTGAAGGGCGGCAACCCGAAGGGTGTCCAGCCTGGTGGGAGAGGTTACACCAAGAGTTGTGATCAAGGCCGTATTAAAGGCCGTTGCCAAGGGCGAGATACCCGTAAGGTTGGTTGTTACACCATCGCCGAAGAGTATCTGCTCTTCGCGCTTGTAGGCTACGTCATACAGTAGCTCACTGTCGATGATGGTACGCAGAGCCGGAGCGTCGTCAAGGATCTGGCGGGAGATAGGGATCATGACGGCAATGGTCTGTACGGGTACCGTTTCCTCCGTGAAGTCCATCTTGGCTTCGGCTTTGGGGGTCTGGGCCGTACGGCTGCTTTCCTTAACGGTGGCAGCGGACTTAGTGTAAGCGCCCCTCACAAAGTGGATTGCATTGGACGACGTGGGCCCGCGGCTTACAAGGTCGGTAACCATAAGATCAACGCGAGGTTCCATGACCACGCCGGGGATTTCGTGCGGGGACACGGGATAGCCGGTTATAGGGTCAACGATACGGCTGCTGACGATGTCCTTAACCTCAAAGCGAGCGGACTCATTCTTGCCGCTGGCTATCATCTCGGCGAAGGCCTTAGACTCAATGACCTGCTGCCCTACGGACTTGCGGGCCTTGGGTGTGTTGCCATCGCCTGCCGGTAGCTGCATCTTTTCGACGACAACCTTAAGCCCGACAAGTTCATCCTCAAGCTTCTTTACGCCGTCGGCGGTAGTCTTGGTAACATCGCCAAAAGTTTTGAGTTCGG